AGAATACACACCAGACACAGACCAACTATTATTTTATTTACCATTAGCGGGATCTGCATTTAAAAAAATTTACTACGATGAAATTAAACAAAGAGCAGTTGCTAAATTTGTACCTGCTGAAGATTTAATTGTTCCATACTATGCAACCGATTTAAAAGATTGTGAGAGAATTACTCATGTTGTTAAGATGTCAGAGAATGATGTTCTTAAACAACAAAAAGCTGGATTCTACAGAGATGTTGAGCTTATAGCAAAGCAAGCAGAAAAAAGTCCAATACAAGATAAACTTAATGAATTAGAAGGTGTAAAACCTGCTGGAGAAAAAGAATATCAATATAATATTTTAGAAATGCATATTGATTTAAACTTAAATGAGTTTGAAGTCGAGAATGCAGAAAAAGAAGTTAAACTACCTTACGTTGTTTCAATCGATGAAGGTTCGGGAGAGATTTTATCTATCTATAGAAACTATAATCAAGATGATGACACATACACTAGAAAAGAATATTTCGTTCACTACAAGTTTTTACCTGGTTTAGGGTTCTATGGCTTTGGTTTAATACATATGATTGGTGGATTATCTAGATCTGCTACGCAAGCATTAAGACAATTACTTGATGCTGGTACATTAGCTAACTTGCCTGCTGGATTTAAGTCTAGAGGTATTAGAATTAGAGATGATGACCAACCTTTTCAACCTGGAGAGTTCAGGGATGTTGATGCTCCTGGTGGAAATATCAAAGATCAATTCCAAATTTTACCTTTTAAAGAGCCAAGTGGTACATTATTTCAACTTTTAGGTTTTGTAGTACAAGCAGGACAGCGTTTTGCATCAATTGCAGACATGCAAATGGGTGAAGATGCACAAAATAGAGCCGTTGGAACTACAATTGCATTGTTAGAACGTGGTTCGAGGGTCATGAGTGCTATTCACAAGCGATGTTACTACGCTATGAGACAAGAATTTAGACTTTTAGCAAATGTTTTTCAAGATTATCTACCTCCTGTGTATCCATATGCGGTTACAAACGCAGATAGGTTTGTAAAACTACAAGATTTTGACGAAAGAGTAGATGTAATTCCTGTTGCAGATCCAAATATCATGAGTATGGCTCAAAGAGTAACTCTTGCTAACGAAAATTTAAAAATTGCAGCGTCTAATCCACAAATGCACAATTTAAGAGAAGCATACAGAAGAGTTTATGAAGCTTTAGGTACAAAAAATATTGATGCTTTGTTAAAACCAGAGATACAACCACAACCTGAGGATCCTGCAACTGAAAATGCTAAAGCTTTACAGATGCAAATGTTAAAAGCGTTCCCTCAGCAAGATCATGAGTCACATATTGCAGCCCATAGAGCTTTTATGGCTTCAAGAATGGTACAAATTAATCCAATGGTTTACGCTTTATTACAAGGACACATATCTGAACATATAGCACTACAAGCACATGGTGAAGTAGGTAATTTAGTACAACAATCTCCAGAAATGCAACAACAAGCACAAGCAGATCCTGATGGATTTAAAATTTTATTTGATTCTATGGTTGCAAAACGAATTGCAGAAATAACTATGAAGTTAGCGCAGGAAGAAGCGGGTAATCAAAAACAAGATCCATTAGTTGCATTAAAACAAAGAGAATTAGATTTAAGAGCTATGGATATGCAAAGAAAAGCTCAAGAGAATATGGTAGATCAAGAAAGAAAAATGGATGAGTTTGAAGAAAGAATAGATCTCGATAAAATGAAACTTGAATCTTCAGAAGATCAAGCTGAAGAAAGAATTAGAATAGCAGAAGAAAAGATTAAACTAAACAGGGAGAAGCAAAGTGGTCAAAAGAAAAATTAGAAAATTTCAAGGAGGAGGTATGGACATGGGAAATGCCTCCAACCAAAAACAAAGTGCTTCGAAGGCTAACGCTACCGTAAGTGCTCCAAGTCCAGGAGATACAGGAGGAGAAGGAGGCTTTAACCCTAAAGATAATTCAACAAACCAAGTTGGTAATACTGGAAGTAATACTGGAAATAATACTGGAAGTAATAATACAAAAACGGGAAATGCAAAAATAAATAAACCATTTAATGCAACCTCTTTTTTACCTGCTAGTGTTCAATTGGTTGGTAAGGTAGCTAATATGGTAACAAAAGGTTATCGACAAAAAAAAGCTAAAGGTGAAGAAATTTTAGGTAAAAAAGTTACGTTACCCTCCACTAGAGACTATTATAGAATCGAAGGTAAACCACTTGATGTAATGAGTCCAGAGGGAAGAAAATATTTAATGGATGATAAAAGACTTACAATACCCAAGCCCCCTCCGTTAAGTAAGGAAAATAATAATGTGAGCAACCTATGTCCAGATGGAACTACCCCACCTTGTAAAACACCAGCTACACAAATTAAAAATCCTGTTTCAACACAAAATTCATTTTTAAGTGGTTTTCGATCTTATGATGATGGTGGTGAAGTTGTGATATCATCTAACGTAGATAAAGATTTATTATGATTAAGAATAAAAGATTAACAAAAACTACTCCACCTAAAAGTGGGCCGAACTCTCAAGTACCACCTATAAAACTAAGTACAGGCGGGGATGCTTGTTGTAGTGAGTGTGTTGATACAAGAGGCACAAAAAGTATTCAAGTTAAAGGATTTAATTTTAGAGGAGTAAGATAATGTGGAAATGGATAAAAAAATTATTTACACCAACACCGCAGGTTTACGAACCTAAAGTCATTGTAAAAGAGCCGTGTTGGAAACACGAAAAGTTTAAAAAAGGTTGTCCCCTTTGTAGGAATTTAAATGCCTAGTAGTACTGCTAAAAAAGTTCTAGCTAACAATCCATCAAAACAAAAAAGATTTGATGAATTGATGAAAACAGAATTTGATCCAAGTATGTCTTTGGAATCTAATACTAGTAATATATTGAGAATACTTAGAGAAGAAGATATGGGGCCTAAATCAATACCTGGTAAAGTTTCTGGTGGTGAAGTAGAAATTAAAAAAGGTAGCGATTACATAAAAGATCTGCTATAAGTTTATATGTTTGAACAACTCTCTAAAAAAGAGCAGTTAATATTTTTATCAGGTGTATTTGAAGGTGAAGGTTGGTTTGGGTTGAATAAAAGACCTAATGGGTGGACTCCTAGCGCATGTTTAGAAGTGCAAATGAGCGATGAAGGGGTTATAAATTTATTTCAAAAATATTTAAAAATAAATAATAATATTCATAAAAGACAGAAAAAAGCTCGCGACCACCATAAAGATATTTGGAGATTTGGTGTAAAAGGTTACCGTGCTTTACACTTTATGGAAGAGATGCTACCCTATTTATGTATAAGGAGAAAAGAACAATATTATGCCGTGGTTAAAGCTATTGGGAATGGGCCTAAAAACTGGAGCCCACCTGTATCAAAACCGTCAAAAGACGAAACAAGCGATGTCGGATGCGCAACTGATGCATGCCGAGAAGATGGCACGAGGCGAGGAAGCTTACCAGGGAAAATTGTTAGAAAGTCGACAATCGGACTGGAAAGATGAGGCGGTCCTCGTAATATTAAGTTTGCCCGTAGCAATTTTGAGTTGGGCAGTCATATCAGATGATCCTACAGCGATGGACAAAGTAAAATTGTTCTTCGAGATGTTCTCGCAGCTTCCTAGCTGGTTCACAAATTTGTGGATCCTCGTCGTGGCATCGATTTATGGAATAAAGGGATCTCAAATCTTTACAAACAGAAAAAAATAGATATAACTCCATCATGGTAAGTGGAGACAGTTACGAATATGAATTACTTGAAAGATGGACTAAAGGATTTGATTGCCAGGGTTATAAATCATGTGAGATCGGAGTTAATAAGGGATATGGGTCTAAAGTTATTATGGACAATATCATTAATAATTATATCCATGTGGGTGTTGATCCTTACTCTAATTTAGAGTACCAACATTTTGACAAACAAAAAGATTATCAATGGAAAGGTTATGAGAGAGGAGTAGCACCTACTTACTCTGATGATGTAAGAGATCACATGCTTAACGATCTTAAACCATACAGAAACCAAGGTAAGTTCACACTGTGTAATATGACTGATGTGGATTTTATGACTATATCAAAGCATAAAGATTCTAAATTTGCTTTTGTTTTTTTTGATGGTCCACACATGACAAAAGATGTCATTACTGAAGCTGTTTGGTTTGCGGAAAGAACAGCCCCTACCACAAGATTTGTCTTTGATGACTATCCCATGTATGATATGGGTCTTATAGTAAACATAATGAAATATTATGGCTTTAAAGGCTTAGAAAAAGGCAAAAATAAAGTTTGTTTAGAAAAAAATGAATCTTGATTTAGATACATTACAATCAATTCGACATTACATCAAAAAACAAATTGAAAAGACAAAAGAGGATTTGG